GGAGTATCGCTTCAAGCGTCTACGCTACGAGTTTCGTAGTGTGGCATCGTCAGCCACACCTGGTGTGGTGATGATGAGCTTTGATTACGATGCTGCTGATGCGGCGCCAGCGACTAAAAGTGAGCAGGCACAAACAATTCCGAACTCCGAATGCAACGTTTGGATGAATAACGATTTGTCTGTGCCCACTAGTTCCCAGTTCCGCTATGTGCGTGCTGGAACCTTAGCTGCCAATTTGGACGTTAAAACGTATGACATGGGCAACCTCTGGTTGTCAACGTCGTACGGGAATAATGTCGTGGGTGGCGAGTTGTACGTTGAGTACACGGTTGAGTTGCGGAAGCCGACTGCTGGTATCGATGTTGGGGGTGAGATCTCCACATCTACCGCTGCGGCAACCTCGCCATTTGGTATTACGGCTTCGGCTAGTAGCACCCGTGGTGTGGCATTCCCATTCTCCCGCGTCGACAACACAACTTTGAAGGTTATAGCTGGTGGAGAGTATTTGATGACGTACATTGTGCAAGGTAACGGTACATTCACTGCCGCCAGTGTTTTGCCTGCCTTATCAACTACTGGAACGACCTCGACCGTTCAACTACTGTACACAGCCCTGTCGGCAGCCACAATAATCCAAATTTTGCGGATTCGTTGTGAAACGGGTGACAGTATGGTATTTGGAGCCGCAGCCACCGGCTCTGGCCTGCTTTCTACGAAGTTGCAAGTCGCCGCTATTGATTACGCGACGGTGACAAACACTTTGTAGGCCCCTTTAACAAGTCCCGCCATGGGTGCCGGTAAGCACTCAAGGACCCACAAACCTAAAAACAAAAACAAAAACACAAAAACCCCAAAATTGGACAACCGAAGACGCGCCCTGACCAGCGCCCCAGTAGGCTCCGACGAGGAAGAAAAATCAATGCATATTCAAGTGAATTGGAAGCGTACAGAAGTGCTCAGGCGCGACGTGAACTGCGATGTCACCTTCGGGACAGACGGGACGGGGGATCGATGCTGTATTATTCTATAACACATTCATACATCACAATGCCTGGCGGGCATTTGGGTTGGTACTTGTCTCGGTGCCAACTCGAGAGAGCAGAGACCTTGTAGACCTTAGCAAGCACGCATGTTGTGACCACAAACTGACGTGTGCCAGATCCTGGCTGGATAAAACTTCCCCTATAATAGAGTCACTTGTGATTCGGGCGACGGGAAGTGTGTGTAAATTACCGAGAGTTTCGACTACTC